ATTGGGATTTTTATACCGGGAACTGGCTCGACCAAACGGCATTATGCTTGAACTGGTAAATAACAAAACCGACCCGGCTGAGATCGTTAGCCTTCGGGCTGGTTCGGCTTACCGGGGTGTGGTAAAACCTCGAATTCACACTAAACTCACCGAAAACCCGTCAAAAGGCTTAGAGTTTATTGAATTTTGCGCTAAATACGGCCAAGAGATGTTACCTTGGCAAGAATGGCTGAGTGAACAGACGCTTAAAGTCCAGCCGGACGGCCGATGGCAGACCCCGGTTCACGGAATCTTATTAGCCCGGCAAAATGGTAAATCAACTTGGATGGCTTGGCAGATTCTTTGGCGAATCTTTGGATTAGAACAAAAGCTTCAAGTTCACACAGCTCACAAACTAACTACCTCAGCTGAAGTCTTCTATAAGATTTACGGAATCATTACTGAACATCCTGAATTGGAAAGTCAGTTAGTAAAAAAGCTAGAAGCCCGAGGATTTCAAGAATTACAGTTCAGCGGTGGCCGTCGATACATAGTCAGAGCTTCTAATTCGGCTACTCGAGGTATTGCTTCCCCGGACACAATATGGATGGACGAGGCTCGCGAATATCACGACGAGGACGTTTGGTCTTCACTTCGATTTACTCAAATGGCTTCACAAAACCCACAAGCCTTCTTACTATCTAACGCCGGAGATAGCCATTCAGTCGTCTTGAATAAAATGCGAGAGCGGTCTTTAGCCTAAATACTTACTAACGATTTATCTTTGGGCTGGTGGGAATGGTCTGCTCCGCCGGAGATTAAGTTCGATGGCTCGGCGACATTCTGGGAAGGCGTAGCACAAGCCAACCCATCTCTCGGCCACACAATTCATCCGGACAATATCCGAGCGGTATTAAATGATCCGGAAGACATAGTTAGAACTGAAGTCTTATGTCAATGGGTTTCAACAATCAATCCAGTCATCCATCCGTCTCAATGGCAAGCTTGCGCGGTCGAGGGTCTGCGTTTAGACAAATCCGTTGATACTTGGCTCGCGATTGATTTATCACCGGATAGGCGACAAGCCGCGTTAGTCGCCTCTCAACGGATAGACGGGGATAGATTCCAAGTTCAGCTTCTTCAGACTTGGACTAACCCCGGCTATCTATCCGACAAAGTAATCGCCAACGATATTGCGGAGTGGTATCGGAAGTTTAATGTTCTTAAAATCGCATATTCGGCTAGAACTGCTTCAGCTGTGGCCGCTCGATTAGTCCCAGCCGGGTTACCTTGTGAGGCGATTGATGGACAGTTATATGCGACGTCCTGTGATGAGTTCGTCTCAGCTATTTCAGCTCAAAGATTAGCCCACGGCAATCAAGAAGAATTAACTTCTCATTGCTTGTCAGCGGTAAGGCTTAACTTTGGCGATGGCGGTTGGATATTCGGCCGTAAAGTCTCAGCCGCAGTAATTACCGGAGCAGTCGCGGCGGCTATGGCAAGTCACTACGCCACTCAGTCAAATGATGGGGTAGATATAATCGTCGCGTAGCACATATAGCCTACAATTTAGGCTTAATGGGTGCGATTCGCGATTTTTTCTTTCCGGCTTCTAAACCGATAAGAACTTCAGATGTCGAAGCGGCTTTAACGCCGATTCAGATTACTGATTCTGTTTACAACATTCTCGGTGGAGCAACTAACACAACTCGCCAACTTGCTATGAGTGTTCCGGCTGTTGCTCGCGCTAGAAATATAATCTGCGGAACTATTGGCTCATTACCTTTGACAACATTCAACCGCATAACTGGTGAATACGTTGATCCGCACAGAGTAATCAATCAGCCTGACCCTAGAGTGGCTGGCTTCGTTGTTTACACTTGGTTGGCCGAAGACATCTTCCTATATGGCGCAGGTTATGGACAAGTTCTTGAAATGTATTCGGCAACCGATGGCGGTCGCGTAAGAGCTTGGACTCGCGTTAGCCCTGATCGAATAACAGTCGATACAGATTTCAGAAATACAACAATTACCGGATACAAAGTCGATGGGATGGCAGTTCCTCAAACCGGAGTCGGCTCAATCATCCGCTTTGATGGTGGAGATGAAGGATTCTTACACCGAGCTGGAAAAACAGTAAACGCGGCAGTTTATTTAGAAAACGCCGCAGTAACTTATGCCAAAGACCCAATGCCGACTCTTGCTCTTAAATCAACTGGCACAAATCTTCCAGCCGAAAGAATTAACTCTTTGCTTAATGCTTGGCGCACAGCTCGACAATCTCGAGCAACCGCTTTTCTAAATGCCGATGTTGATATTAAAGAGATTGGTTTCGACCCTAAGTCATTACAACTAACCGAAGCTCGTCAATATGTCGCGTTAGAATTAGCTCGGGCCGCAGGTATCCCGGCTTACTTCTTGAGCGCCGAGACTACTTCAATGACATATAGCAACGCGGTTAGCGAACGGCGCTCATTAGTTGATTTCTCACTTCGTCCAATTCTTAAGGCGATTGAGGAAAGGCTCTCACTTCCTGATTTCGTTCCTAATCCGGTGATGGTGCGCTTTGATCTTGACGACTTCCTTCGCGGTAATGCTTTGGAAAGAGCTCAAGTCTATGAAATTCTCAACCGCATTGGCGCGATGAGTGTTGAGCAGATTCAACGAGAGGAAGACCTAATCCCAAATGAAAATTAATCTCCCAATGGCTATTACAGCCGCCGACGTTGCTACTCGCACAATTAGCGGCACAATCGTAACTTGGAATGAGCGCGGCAACACCTCAGTTGGCCCAACTGTATTCGCCAAAGATTCTATCGAAATGAAGAATGTTAAATTGCTTCTTGAGCACGACAGAACTCGACCAATTGGCAAAATGGCGAGCTTTGAGGCTACCGAGCAAGGTATAACAGCAAAATTTGTTTTAGCCAAGACTTTCGCGGCTGATGACGCATTAGAAGAAGCTGCCACCGGACTTCGAGACGGATTCTCAGTCGGTGCGATGATTAACGAATGGTCTAACGATAATGGCGTAATGAAAATTACTAGCGCGTCACTAGAAGAAGTTTCCCTAGTTACTGATCCAGCAATAGATAGCGCTCGCGTTAGCGAAGTCGCCGCTTCAGAGAATGAAGCGCCAAAAGAAGATTCTGCTCCGGCAACCGCTGAAGCAGACAACCCAACCGAAGGAGAACAAGTGTCAGACACTACCGTTCCAGCTCCTGCCGAAGAAACGGTAGAAGCTGCCAAGGTGGAAACTGTTGAGGCAGCTCGCCCAGCGTTTTACACCAAGCCTCGCCTAGAGTTCACAAAGGCGAAGTATCTTGAAGCTTCAATTCGTTCAAAAGTTTTTGGCGATGATGCTTCCCGTCAGTATGTTTTAGCAGCTGACGACACCACCAGCAATAACTCTGGTCTCATCCCAACCCGTCAGCTAACCGAAATCGTAAATCCGCTTTCAAATGCTGACAGGCCGCTAATTTCGGCCATCAGCTCGGGCGTATTGCCTGACGCCGGAATGACCTTCGAAATTCCTAAGATTACCGCTGTTCCGACAGTCGGAGTCGAGGCTGAAGGCGCAACCATCAACGAAACAGGAATGACAAATTCATTCATCTCCGTAGATGTTAAAAAGTTCGCTGGCGGACAGACTTTCAGCGTTGAATTGCTTGATCGTTCAAGCCCAGCATTCTTTGATGAATTAGTTCGTCAGATGGAATTTGCTTATGCTAAAGCAACCGATTCATATGTTGGAACAACAATTCAAGGTGCTGGAACACTAAATGCGACTGGACAAGCAAATACCGCACCAGGTCTCATTGCTTATGTTTCCAGCGCAGCTTCAGCTGTTTATGCTTCATCTTTGGGCTTTGCTAGAAATCTAGTTGTAACTCCAGAGCAATGGGGCAACATTATGGGTTACGCTGAAACTTCAGGTCGCCCGATTTACACAGCTTCTCAGCCACAAAACGCTGGTGGAGCAGTTAGCCCAACATCTCTTCGCGGCAATGTTCTTGGTCTTGATCTATATGTTGCTCGCACATTTACCGGTTCAGGTGGCGATGGAACAGCCGATTACTCAATGGTAGTCATCAATCCAGAGTCATACACTTGGTATGAATCCAGCCGTTTCCGTCTAGAAACAAATGTTGTTGATGGCGGTCTTTTGAATGGCCAAATCAAAGTGGCTTACTACGGCTATGGCGCACTCGCAACTAAGGTTGCCGCAGGCGCTAACTGGTTCAACAAGAGCTGATAAATCCCAATAGTGACGGCCAGTCCGCTCCCGAGCTGGCCGCTCACCTAAAGAACGAAAGGATGACGAAATGCCGACAATCGTTACAGCGACTCAGCTAAGGGCGGTTCTTGGCGTTTCGTCATCTTTATATAACGACGCTTATCTTGATGACATCATTGACACTTCAGAGAATTTAATTCTCCCAATGCTCGTAACTTATTCGACGAGAATTGAGAAAGTTAAATTAACAGATAACGTTGCTTACTATTACACCTCAACAATCCACGAATTTAGCGAGGGTCAATCGGTAATCGTTACTGGTTGCGGTTCACCTTTTAACGCAACCGTTACCGTAACTGATGACCTAATCGAGCCTTATGTCTTCACAGCCGCGATAACTAACGCAGACATTATCGAGCGCAACGTCATCCCGGCCGGAACTGCCACATTATCCGGCGCTTCTACTTATGTAGGCAACGCTAACGTTGAAAACGCGGTTATTATTACCTCAGTCGAAATCTTTCAAGCGAGAACTGCCGCAGGTGGGCAGATCGAGGGAGTGGACTTCACAGTCTCACCTTTCCGGCTTGGCCGCTCCCTCTTTAATAGAATTTCCGGACTCCTTGGGCCATATATCGACACAGAGACGATGATCGGATAATGCCATCGATTTCACAGGATATTCGCGGCGTCATTAAAACAGCTTTGGCAAACGTCAGCGCCAATGTTTACGATCACGTCCCGGAAGCACCTCAAGTTCCAGCCGTCGTAATAGTTCCCGATTCTCCTTATATGGAGTTAGAAGTTCTTGGCAAAGTTACGACTCGAGTTAAATTAAATTACACAATCTCGGCGGCAGTTGCCTATTTATCCAATCCAGCTTCATTGGACAATTTAGAGAAGCTAGTTCTTAGTATTCTTGGCGCTCTATCAGCGTCCAAGTATGAGTTATCAACAGTCGAAAGACCGACAGTAACTCAAGTCGGAACAGTAAATTTACTCGTCTCCGACATTCGCTTGAGCGTCCGCTACGAGCAAACCGCATAAGGAGACCCAATGACGACAATCATTACAGGGCGCGATGTGACCTTCACACTAGACACGAAGCCATACGACGCTCAAACAACTTCAGCAACTCTCAGCGCTGAAACAATTATCGAGACCTATCAAACCCTTGATGGTCGCGCATATAAGTCCGTTGATAAACAATGGACGTTCACAATCGAACTTCTTCAGGATTGGGGCGCTTCAGGTGCTCACGGATCATTGTTCGAGTCGATGTGGAATAATGCTGAACAAAGCCCTAATAGCACAGTTCAAGTTGTATTTACAGCTGTAACTGGCGCAGTATTTACTTTCAACGTTCTTCCAATTTTCCCAAGCGCTGGCGGAGCTGCTCCCGGAGCACTCACCGATACTTGGACATTGACAGTCGTTGGACAACCTGCTGAGTCTTACACCTAAGAGATCGGGGAATCGGGAGCTATGAAATTACCAATTACAATTAAATATAATTCAGGCGAAGAAGCGATTTATATTGCTCAACCGCCGGAATGGGCTAAATGGGAAAAAGCGACGTCCAAAATAATTACCCAAGCCAGCGAAAATCTGGGAAGGTGGGATTTATTATTTCTAGCTTATAGTGCTATGAAAAGAGAAGCCGCTGGTAAACCAGTCAAATCCTTAGAAGTCTGGATGGAAACTGTTTCAGACGTTGAAGTAGGAGACTCAAACCCAAAAGCCATCAACCCGGAAGCATAAATCGGCTTTTAATACAAGTCGCAATAGCAACCGGGATTCCAGTTAAGAACTGGGATGACGCAGATGATTTAGTAACGGCGATTGAGATATTGGAGGAACGAAATGGCAACATTCGATGATAGCCAACGCGTTTTCCAATATGACAAAGGTGAATTAAGAAAAATAGCCGCCATTATTCGTAAAATGGGTGATGAGGCTAAAGATCAAGCTCGGAGCGTAACTGGCGGTCTTGTCGATTTTGTCGTTGACGAAATTAAATCAGCGGCGCGGAATTATCCACGTCCTAAACAAGCTTCTCGAATCGCAGACGGTATAAGAATTAGCAAATCTAGCGTCGTAGGCGAATTTGGAATTGGCTTTGCCAGTCAGAGATTTTCTGGTGGAGCGACGACACAATTAAGAGAAGGGCGAAAACCGACTAACGCGATTTTGGCTGGTGTTGAATTTGGTTCAGATAAAATTAAACACTTCTTACCTAGAACACCTAAATACGGCCCGAAAGGTAACTCTGGTTATTTTATTTGGCCTACTATGCGACGAGTCCAACCTGATATTGTTAAAAAATGGGAAGAAAGTTTCGTTAAAGTTATTAGAAACTGGGATGACTAATGGCAGGTAATAGAACTCTAAAGTTATCTATTTTGGCTGATATAGATAACCTAAAAAACAATTTAGGCCAAGCCGACAATGAAATTAAAGGTTTTGGCGACAAATTAAAAGACTTTGGTAAGAAAGCTGCTCTAGCCTTTGGAGCTGCCGCTGTTGCCGCTGGGGCGTATGCCGCAAAGCTTATAGGTGAAGGCATTAAAGCCGCCGTTGAAGATGAAGCCGCTCAAAACAGATTAGCTAATGCTTTAAGGAATGTTACCGGAGCAACAAATCAACAAATTGCGGCAGTTGAAAAGCAAATAACCGCTCTCTCTACAAGTCTTGGAATTGCGGATGATAAATTGCGTCCAGCCTTCCAACGTCTCGCTACTGCTACGGGTGATCTTGGTAAAGCAAATGAAGGATTAGCTTTAGCCTTAGATATAAGCGCGGCCACCGGAAAATCTGTTGAACAAGTCGCAAATGCTTTAGGTAAAGCTTATGAAGGCAACGTAGGAGCTTTAAGTCGTTTAGGCATTGGACTTTCAACGGCTGAAATAAAGGCTTTAGGTTTAGATGGCACAATGAATCGCCTTAGTGAAACTTTTGCTGGAGCCGCGACTGAAAGAACTAAAACTTTTCAAGGTCAAATGGAAGTATTAAAAGTTAGATTTGATGAAGCTAAAGAAACTATCGGTTTTGCTTTTTTGCCAGTTATTACAAATATGTTGGCTATATTTAATGATAAAGTTACTCCAGCCATCGAAACCATAGCTTCCAAATTTGCTGGTGAAGATGGATTTTTGTCAAAACTAGAACAAATTTGGAATTTCATTACTGACTTTTTTAATCCTGTTTGGGAAGCGGTGAAAGCGGCTTTTGAGACTGTATCTAAAGCATTGCTAAATAATAAAGATGATTTTGAAGATTTTTATAATTTCTTAAAAACTCTTTGGGATTTTATCTCAAAATATATATTACCTTTGATTCGCGATCATTTGATTTTACAAATAAAAGGAATTGCCACGGCTTTTAGATTTGTTCTTGATGTTGTGAGCCCCATTATAGGAACCATAAGTGATTTATTAAGTGGTCTTATTGGTATGATTGAAAAAGTTATTAATGGATTAGGCAGATTAAATCCTTTTGGAGGTTTATTTAATCGCACCTCAACTAACATTACAGCACCTACTCCAAGCGTCACTTTAGGAACAGTTCCAGTAAATAATTTTAATGTTCCTAATGCTTTTAATAATAATGGCGTCACAATCAACGTAAACTCGCCAAGCATTATTGACGAGACCGGATTTACTAGAGCTGTGGTGGACGCCTTTAATTCAGTTGAACGTCGATCTGCTGGTGGGTTAAGCGCCTTAACAGTATGACCCTTTGGAATCCTGAGTATCGCGTAAAGGTAAATGGCTCGACTGTTACTTCGGTGACATTAGCCGGGATGACAATTACCAGCGGCCGAACCGACATCTACGCCCAGCCTCAACCCGGTTATGCCAATATCTCACTTTTAGAGACAAATGAAGCGAATGTAAGTTTTGAGATTAACTACCCAATATCAATAGAAGTTAAAGACACTTCCGGAGCTTACGTCTTCCTTTTTGGCGGCTTTATTGCCGACCTAGGTATTGAGGTGGCAACTAGCGGTTCAACTGCCCTAAGCCAGCGAATAAATATCTTGGCCGTTGGATCATTAGCTCGATTGGCTAGAGCGACCTTTAGTGGCAACATCGCAAGTGATACAGATGGCGACCAAATTTATGAAGTCTTGGCTGGCGTCTTGTTTGATACTTGGGCTGAAGTTCCAGCGGCTACAACTTGGGCAACTTATGACCCAACTGTTACTTGGGCTAATGCGGAAAATAGCGGATTGGGTGAAATCGACCGACCGGGAGATTATGATCTTGACAGCCAAAGCGGCGTTCTAAGTGATGTTTATTCTTTAGTCAGTCGATTGGCTACTTCCGGCCTTGGTTATATTTATGAAGACGCTCAAGGTCGAATCGGCTATGCCGATAGCACACATCGAAGCGAATACCTAGCCGCCAATGGTTACGTCGATCTTGATGGCAATCACGCCATCGGCCCGGGACTCAATATCGTCAAAAGAGCTGGAGACGTCCGCAACTCAATAACTCTTACCTATACAAGCTCCGGCAATAGTTCTTATACGACGTCAGACGCGACGTCTATTGCCAGTTACGGCCAATTAGCGGCGACAGTAAATACAACGTTAAAAAACGCGGCAGACGCTCAAAGCCAAGCCGCCTTCTATCTCGATATTCGAGCCTATCCTCAATATTTACTAAAGCAGATTACTTTTGAGGTTCATAGCCCGGAAATTGACAACGCCGACCGAGACGCCTTATTGAATGTCTTTATGGGACTTCCCTTAAATATCCAAAACCTTCCAGCCAATATGGTTGGCGGAGAATTCCAAGGATTCGTCGAAGGTTGGACTTGGACAGCTTCTTACAACCGCCTACGACTTACTCTCAATGTCTCACCTATCTCTTATTCTCTCCAAGCCTTCCGCTGGAACAACGTCCCGGCAACTGAGACTTGGCAGACAATATCCCCAAACCTAGATTGGCTTAACGCTACAATAGTCGCTTAAAGGAGAACAATGGCAACGACAACGAATTACGGCTGGACAACGCCGGACGATACATCGCTCGTCAAAGATGGCGCTTCTGCCATTCGGACACTTGGCTCGTCTATTGATACGACAGTAAAGAATCTCAATCCTGAAACCACTGTAGGCGATATTTCATATCGATCCTCAACCGCTAATACAAATACAAGACTAGCTTTGGGAACAGCCGGACAAGTTCTCACAGTCAATTCGGGCGCAACTGCTCCGGAATGGGCGACTCCTTCAAGTGGTGGAATGACTTTAATTAGCACAACAACTTTAAGTGGTGCTTCAGTAGTTCTATCATCAATTCCAGCAACGTATATTCATTTACAGTTGATTATTAGAGATTTATTACCTGCCACGGATGGCGCTTATTTACATTTACGAGTTAATGGTGATACTAATGCTAATCGATACAGAGCAGTAGACCCAAGCCTTACAAATACTTCATACGCTTTTAATCAAGCCGCTTGGGTTAGTCTAGTCGGGCCACTAGATAATTCTGTTGCTGAAAATTCACAGAATATTACTTTTTATGATTATACAAATACAAACACCTGGAAATTTGGTTATTTACAATCGGTAAGTGTTAATAACGCTACTACAACTTCGTTTAATACAAATAGTTATAATTTATTTTATAATCAAACTGGGGCAATTTCTTCAATAACATTTTATATGGATTCAGGTAATATAACATCAGGCACAGCGTTACTTTACGGAGTCAAATAATGAGCAGACCTACAATACGAATTCACGACCTAGCAACTAATACAGTTGTTGATAGAGAAATGAACGATGCTGAATTTGCCGCTTGGCAAGAAGACCAGACCGCACAAGTAACCAAGGCAGCAGAAGAAACAGCCAAGGCACAGGCTCGCCAAGCAATTCTCGACCGCTTAGGTCTAACTGAAGAAGAAGCGAGATTGCTACTTGGCTAAGTTATGCCGAGCTGGTATTCAACTTCGAGAGCAGATAGACGATGATTATCCGAGCCGCGATCGCCGTAGCGATGGCTGGATTGCTGATAGTCGCCATCTCGCTAAAGGCGTTTCAGACCATATCCCGGTGGATGGAATCGTTAGAGCAATAGATGTCGATTCCGATCTTCAAGCTCACAAAGAAGAAGCTCACTCACTCGCCGAGCGAATTAGACTTTGCGCGAAGCGAGGCGACAAGCGAATTAAATACGTTATCTATGATCGCCGTATTGCTTCCAATCGTCTCCGCTGGCGTTGGCGTAAATACACCGGAAATCCCCATCAATCGCACATCCATATAAGTTTTAATTCATCGGGAGATCAAGACGGAAGTTGGTTTGACCTCGAAGGGAAAAATAAATGAAAGACCTAATCGTTCGCATTAAAAGTCCTGAGTTCAAGGAAGCGTTTAAGGATTACTGCCTAGCAGTAGCCGCTTCAGCTGTAACTATGGGCGTCTCTTTGCTTCTCGACTTTGCTCCCGAATACGCCGTTTTGATTGGCGCAATCACAGCTCCAGCCGTTCGATGGGCAGACAAGAACTCTCCGCAGTATGGACGCAAGTAACGTCGCGGCCTTCGTAGCTTCGGTCTTAGGCTCAATCGGCCTACTAATCGCCGGACTTCGATACATAATAAAACTTGAAAACCTTCCCATAATTTCGCGCCTTGACAAGTTAGAATCTGTCGTTGAAGTCGCATTAAGGGAGAGGATTACAAATGGCACAAAGAAGACGCGTCGCTAAAAAAGCGCCAAAGAAGCGCAAAGTTCGCAGACCGCGCACAGTAGCCAATCCTTTCCCCACAAAGCTTGAGCAACGATTTATTGAATCGAAGGCGATTTACGACGCCGCTTTAGCGGCTGGCTGGAAAGCCGATTTTGCTTTGGCCTTTGCTATGGAGCGCGAATCTTGGCCGGATTGGTTTATCGATCCTGCCGACCCAATCAAGAAAATAGGTTGGGAAGACGGCGAGGAAGACGTCTAATCTACTTTCGAGAAGCCGAACTCTTTGAGGCGCTTAAGGCCGAATTCCCGGACTTGACGCCACTATCGGCGACCGACCGGGCTGACGGCATTACGCACGACGCCTATATCGAGCTTAAGTGCCGCCGAACCCATTATGACCGCCTAATGATTGAGAAGAAGAAGTGGGATTACTTGGCCGAAATACGGGCTAGAACGGGCGCTAGGACGCTTTACATCAACTCAACGCCTAAAGGTATCTATCAGTTCGACTTAGGGGCTATAAACGCCCCTGAATGGCTTTTCAAGGTGCTTCCATCAAAGACCGATTTCGCCGGGTCACAACAAGAATCTAAAGAGGTTGGCTTTTTAGATTGCCGACACGCCACCTTGCTTCTTGTCTAAATCGATTTAATTAAATACGATTATCCCGTAAATCCAATTTCCTAGGGTTTACAAGGGAGCAATATGTTAAAAACGCAGACGGCAGATGTTAGAAATGCCGCTAAAAATTATATAGATAAGGGTTGGGCGGTATTACCCTGCCTACCTAAAGCCAAAGAACCTCACTTTGGTTTAATCAAACGCAGTCATCTTGACGCAACTACTGATCTAGATTTAGTCGAATTTTGGCTAAAGATGGACAACAATATGAACATCGGGATTAATGCGATTAAATCCGGGTTAGTCATTATCGATGTTGATTTCCGCAACGGCGGTAAATTAAATCCTGAATGGACACCGACCTACACAGTTAAGACAGCTGACGGGTATCACCTTTACTACAAAGACGCTGGCCTAGCTTATCGCGGTTCATTAGGCGAAGGTATTGACATCAAATACAAAGGTTATGTTGTAGCCGCACCTTCGATTCATCCTTCGGGAGCAACTTACACAGTAGAAAACGACCTTGAAGTAGCTGAATTGCCTACGTCAATTTTGGAGGTTTTATGTCGGACTTGGTAATTGAATTCGACGCTATTGCCGGGGCTTGGACAGATGGGACTAATTACGTCAAAGGTTCGATAATCCGTAGATATGCCCGAGAGAAAATGGGTAAGAAGCAACTACGGGGAAGGTTGGCTCATTCAGAAGTTTCAGCTTATTTCCTCGATGTTTATGGGGTGAGCGCCGATGTTAAGTAATTTAGTTATTTATGGTCTATTGGCTTTTATCCTTTATCAACAATACAAAAGCGAACAACGCCAAGATGAGTCCTTTCGTAAAGGGTATGAAAGGGGGCTGAAGGATGGACGAATTGGCCGACCGCTCGTTAAGTGAGTGGATTGAGATTGCTGGCGAAACGCTCAGAGAGCGAGGCTTCGCGTATGGTGATCCGAGACACCACCTATTACGCGTTTACGACATCTGCCGAATTCTCGGTCTTCGATTCACAGACCCATCTCAACTGGCATTGGTGTTTATCGCGGTCAAACTCTCAAGACTTGTGGAAAGCCCAATGCGGGAAGATTCGATTGTCGATCTCATTGGATACTCCGCTATCTTGGGTCAGCTCCGACATACAGATTGGGATGACTTTGACCCTCCTGCGTAATACCAATCGAGAACAATACTGCGACCTCTGCAAACAGCGATGGGGAAGTCATAAAAAAGAGTGGCATCCAAACGCTAAAAAGATGGCTTATTGGAAATGCGTATCAGCTTCTCCAATGCGATCTAACCAAGTGCGCTTTTACTGTTTAGAGTGCGCCGCTGATTTACAGAACTGGCCTTATGGTTCGTTCTATTCATTAAAAAAACAGCTCTTAGATGGTCTAGGAGAAGTAGTTAAAAGGGAGAATCTAAATGTCGAATTACCTAGATGATTATGTTGGAGTGTGGGAACGCTATAAAAAATTTATTGCCGAACATCCCGACTATCGAGTCAAGACTCACGTCCTCGCTGAGTCACTAACAAAGGATTGTGATGTCTATATCGTCAAAACTGAAATCTTTAGAACTGAAGTTGATGCTAATCCTTGGACGACGGGTCTTTCATCCGAAGTCAAATCTAAACAATACGCGCTGGAACTTGCAGAGAGCGGTAGCCTGTCAAGAGCTCTCAACCTTGCTGGCTACTTGGCAAAGCCGAGTGGGTCTAAACCCTTCCAGAGTCACTATAAGCCAATACAAACAACAAATCCAAAGTTGGCAGAATTCATTAAAGAACAACGGCCGGACGACCCCGAACCAATAGTTCATAACATCGATCACCTAATTGAAACCTTAGGAGCTGAGATAGCCGACGAAGTTCCCATCTGTAATCACGGAGCTATGGTGCTAAAGAATGGAACTAAAGACGGCAAAGATTATCGAGGCTGGGTTTGCCCAGAAAGAGATCGAGACGCTCAATGCCCGGCTAAATGGATGAAGGTAGATGAGTCCGGAAAATGGGTGTTTAAGAAGTGATTCTTGACGCTCATCCTTTTAAGTGTGGGACTTGTAAAGCCGTCAGAGCTCATAGGCTTCTCAAAACCTACGACTGCCCGGACATTCCTGAAGCTCCCGGCGAAGTTTGGCTAGTGGAGTGCCAAGGATGTTTTGAGCAAAGGATTATCTATCCAACTGAGCGAGTAAGCGCCAAAGAGGATGACATCGAGCGTTGCGGTCAATGTGGCAACTTAAAAATGAAGGCTCAAAGGTGTCGAGTTTGCCGAATAGCCGCAGGACTTGAGAAAATACAAGTCAAGATGTTCAACGGCCACAAGGACTGGACACAAAATGCCGACCTATGAATTCAGATGTCCCCAATGTCAGATCACAGTCGAGCAAAGCTTTAGCGTCTATTCCAATCACTCAATATGGTGTCAGCCCTGCCAAGTTCCAATGGAGAAGCAATTCTCAAGCCCGGGAGTCATATTTAAGGGAGACGGATGGGCAGGAAAGAAGTAAAGAGGCCAGTTAGCCTCAAATACATCCACCAGTTAATCGACTGGGGATTCAGTATGGAGTTCATTGCTAGGGATTGCGGCATAACAGTTGAGTCCCTAGAGATGAGGCTTTATCGGGAGAGGAGAAGGAATGGGAATCAAGGAGACGAGTCTGAAGCTCGCGGCAGTCAGCCTAATAGCCGACGAAGCAAAGCGAGTTAAAGACCAGCTACGCCAAGAGCTTCAAAGTGAGATGGATGGCATTGGAGCAGATAGGGTAAAGGCTGAATTGGATGGTGAGACGATTGCCTATGTCTCAACCAGTAAGCCTAGATTTAAGTGGATTGTTAAGAATGAGCGTAAATTCGTCGAATGGGTAATGGATAACTGCGTCGATGAGATAGTGACATCAGTTAGAGAATCTAGTAGAGAAGCCATATTAGACCGATTTAAGTTCGTTGATGATTTAGTTATCGATCCAAATGGTGAGCCAGTTGATTGGTTGGAAGGCTCTATATCTGACCCTTATTTAGTAACTAAGTTTCAAAGTGAGGGAAGGGATAAGCTGAAAGACGCCATTATTGGAAAGACCATTGAAACAAGTAAACTATTAGAGCTAGAAACGCCGTCTGAACAGGACTTTTAGTAATGTTACTTGACAAGCCCATTACACTAGCGCGAAGGCGCGGCCTGATGGCAACGCGTCGCCCAAGTGTTTGGCGATGCCTTTGCCTATCACTTGTGTTAGGCCTCGCAATAAATCCAATAAATACAACTACCACAAATGCTTTATCTTTAACTGCCACTCAAGAGACTTATGTGATGATGGCTATGGATCATCTCAAGACAGTTGATGAGGGGGCTTGCTGGGTGCGTTTAATATGGCTTGAGTCGCGGTTCAATCCGCTTGCCCAAAATGGTTCGCATTATGGATTAGCTCAAATGCGGAACATTAAGGTAAAGGGTATG